CCTGAAGGTTGTGCTATAAAATATATTATTAGACATCGTGATAAGGGAAAGAAGCAAGATCTATTGAAAGCAATACATTTTATAGAAATGATAATTGAGAGGGATTACAAATGATACAGAAACCTATGTTCAGTCCACAGGTAGAGTGGTTACCACCAACAGAATTTCCTGATCTATCAAAGTACGATGAGATTTCAATTGACTTAGAAACAAAAGATCCTGACTTAAAAATTATGGGGTCTGGATCTGTAACAAGTAAAGGACACATCGTAGGTATAGCTGTAGCTGTGCATGATTGG